CTACTGGATAATGATACTGAAGAATTGCTGATTCTACATTATCATTTAGTCCAGGAGATTTGATGTCAATACGCATATCCAAATGTGGATCTGGTTGCAATCTCATTACAATTCTATCGTTGCATTCGTGTCCATCAAATAATTGTTGTGGTGGAGACTTAAATTTAATTACAACCTCAACACAATTCACAGGCATCTTTTTACCTGTCATAAAGTGAAATGGAACCCCTTTCCATCTCCAGTTATCAATATAAAGATCACCCGCAACAAAAGTTGGAGTCTGTGAATCTGGATTTACTCCATCTTCACCTTTATATCCATCATATTGACCGAGAACTACATTATCACCAAGTCTAGTTGCGGCAAGAACCTTAACCTTTTCTCTGCGAATTTCTTTAGCATCATTTTTACAAGGAGGTTCCATTGCAATTAGTGCAAGCACCTGAAGCATATGGTTTTGAAGCATATCTCTTACGGCACCAGCAGTATCATAATACTGGGCACGACCTTCGCAACCAATTGTTTCAGTTGCAAAGATTTGGACTTCTTCTATAAAGTTCCTGTTCCAAAGTGGTTCCAATAATATATTGCTAAAGCGGGTGGCAAGGATATTATTAACAGTATCTTTACCGAGATAATGGTCAATGCGATATACTTGTTTTTCCCGTAAATATCCAGCCACCACAGATTGTAGATAATTAGCAGATTGAAGATCGGTGCCAAAAGGTTTCTCAATAATGACTCTTGATTTTTCTGCGTCATCTAACTTACCTGCTTCTTTTAGGTTTGTAATAGCATCAGCATATCTTTCTGGTGGAACAGAAAGAAAATAAGTTGTGTCTTCATAGGATTCCAATAATTTAAGGGATTCTGAATCACTTAAATCACAAGGAACATATTCAAGTCTCTTAATAAACTCTTGGGAATAACTTCCCAATACTTCCACCCAACTTTCTTTAGAATGATTAGTTCTGGAAGCTCCAATAATTTTTAATCCTTTTGGTAAAAGATTTTTCTTATGAAGAGTATAAAGTGCTGGTATAAGTTTCCTACGGCACAAGTCTCCCGTTGCACCAAAGATTACAATATTTTTCACTTCTTATTAACAGAATTCAACACTTCTTCCCAATCCTTCTGAAAGAGTTCCAGACCCTTATCAGTCATAATGTTCTTATACATTGCCCAGAATACAATGGGAGGAATTGTAACTACATCAGCACCAGAAAGAGCAGATTGTTCTACCTGTCTTACATCACGAAGAGATGCTGCAAGAATCTGAGTGGATGTTCCCGAGTAATCAAATGCCTTACGAATGTTCTTGATAAGTTCAATTCCATCAATTGAATTATCCATCCAACGACCAACGAAAGGTGAGATAAATGTTGCTCCTGCCTTTGATGCAAGAATTGCCTGAGCGACTGAGAACACAAGAGTTACATTAACTTTAATTCCTTTATCGGAAAGTGTCTTACAAACTTTAAGTCCTTCTACTGTGCAAGGAACTTTAATTGTAACAGCAGGTGCGATTGTAAAATAATGTTGTGCCTGCGAAAGCATTTCTTCTGCTGTATCGGCAACAACCTCTGCAGAAATGCTTTGTAAATCTGGAAAATCTGATGCAATCTCTTGAATAACCTCCAAAAGTTGTCTTCCGCTTTTTAAAATAAGTGATGGATTTGTAGTGACTCCATCCAATAAACCCGTTTCATATGCTGATTTAATAAAAGAAACATCAGCAGTATCTAAAAAAATCTTCATTTGTCCTCTCCCAATTTATGGATAAGCGTGTCCCAGTCCCCAAAAAATAAATAATCCAATTGATCCAAATACACAAATACTAGCCAACAAAGTTAAACTATTCATATTTAACCACCTCCATCTTTATGTCCGTACATATAACCTATGGTAAGACCACACATAAACACAACGAAAATTAAAAGTTGTTTTGTGACGAACTCAATAAGTTCTTGGAATTCCATAGTTATCATCGTCCTCATATGTGCAAGGTTCTTCAAACAACTCAGACATTTTTTGTTGCAGAACTCTTTCTTGTAGTTCTTTTAGATCTTCCTCTGTAAGAAATATCATTTGTCTTTGAGTAGTTCTTCAATTCTTTTACGCATGTTTGTACTATCTTGTTTCAAATAATCACGAAGAGAATAACCACGTTGTCCTCTTATAATACATGTCCCTTGATAGAACATTGTAGTAGCAAATACTAATAGAAAAACTATACCTATTATTTCAGGGTAATGTTTAGCCATGGTAACACTGGTGGAATAACTCCAATAAGTCTTAGAAGTCCCTCAGCAAATAAAGAAAGAACCACCCAACCAACACACATACTAATAATTGAAGCATTACGGTTGTGTCTACGAATTGCGGCATCAATCATCTCCTGGACTTCACTACGACTTATTAATTCGTCCTGAGGTTCCATCACTTTTCATCTCCAAGAAACTTAGCTAGAGGATCTTTTTTGGTTTTTACGATTTCACATGCTCTTTTGTAGAACATATTATCCATGTTACCTGAGACCTCAAAGGTCTCTTTGATCTTCACCCAATTTTCGTAGGTATGTTGATCCATAAGGTATTAACTTGTACATAAGTATATAATAATCATGGAAGCCCAAAGGGCAACTTTATGTGTTCATTGCGACACACTGATTAAGCAATAATTAAATTTGTAACTTTTCTAAACGGAAAGGAGAGGATTCGAACCTCCGGATGCTTTCACATCGACTGTTTTCAAGACAGTTGCCTTAAACCACTCGGCCACCTTTCCATACGGAGAATGTTGGATTCGAACCAACGGAGAAGCGTAAACTCCTCAAGAACTTAGCAGGTTCCCGCCTTAAACCACTCGGCCAATTCTCCTATCGGATTTCAAAATCCAGTTTACGAACCTTACGAGCTCGTCTGGACTCTTGGAAAGCAAGTTCAGATGGACTGAACAGGCTATCCTTTTTATTTTCCTTTAGTGAGTTTAACATAACTACCTGATTTAGGTCAACAGCAGTGATGGTGTCTCCCTTTACCAGTGTCATATTATCACATCCACAACATACTGATTTTGTTGGATGCGACTCCAACTCGGTGTTACACACCTTACATCTTACTTTTAACATTGATCAATACCTTAAATTATTCTTCAGTTGTAATTTCTTCTTCAGTTTCTTCCGTAGTTTCTTCCGTAGTTTCTAATTCTTCTTGAACTTTCTTACTTGGTTTATCGGTAAATGATCTCAACATCCAGATAAACTTACCATGTTCTTCATTCAGATCATCAACTAGATTTGTAGTTCCTCTTGATTTTTGTGTTTCAGATTCTTCTGCAACTTGTCTTAGAAGTTCTACAATTTTTTGGTGACTGGAAATAAGATCACGAATCATTCCCATACTATCTAGAGAACTATCTGCTTCTGAAATATGAGATACTTCAGTAATTCTTGATAGAGTTGGCACTGGTTTGATATTTAGATACCTCATGTGTTCGGTGAGACGATCTATCTGATCAAACATTGCTTCATAATGTTTTCCAAATAACTTATGGAACTGATAAAAATCGTCACCAACTACATTCCAGTGGTATACCCATGTCTTTTGAAAGAGAACAAAAAGACTAGCCTGAGCATCACTCAGTAGTTTAAAAAGTGTTTCCATTATACAGATACTTTTTTCAAGTATTTATAAGTTCAATTGAACTTTAGCCATTTTAATATATTCGTTTCGAATTTCCTCACCATAAGATTGATTAGAATCCTTTCTTCCTTTACAACTACCAACCCCACAGAAACCACAATTTTTTCCAGTAATCAAGTAATTATAAATTATATTTTTATAAGTTTCAACCGGAGTTGTTGAATATAAATGACTAACATCTACATTATTATATTGAAGAATAGAAAGAGTATTAAGAATAAAACTCATTCTATTATAGTGCATTAAAGAATTTGATTCACAAAATTCAAAGTATGCATTTTGATCATTTTGATAAAGACTATGCAACAAAGCATAAACTGTTCCAATCTTATGAGAAATATCTGAGGACTTAAAGATATCAGCTACGTCAGTTATTTTAGATTCTGAGTTAATATCTGTAAGACAATTTTTATCCCAAGGAAAGTTCCAATCATTTTGAATCATATAGTCCAAAAGAAGCCTAAGTTTTTTTGGATCAGGACTCGTTAAGTAATTATTTCTACCTTCTGGATAATCAACCTTCAAATAATATTGTTGATTTTGTTCATCAATAATTTGATATTCAAAAACTTCAATTGCACTGAATTCAAATCCACTCTCATCATATAAATTTTCAAATATGTTGAGTTCCTTTATACCACAAGCACCAATCCAATCGGTAAAATGAGTTTGATATTTTTCTTGAAATATTCCAGTCTTTCCTGCGAAGACTTTTTTCGAAACTAAATTACCAATGTAGAAAACATCACATACATCAATAAAATCATATTCATCCGACATATCATCCGGATGAATATGATGAAACTGATATGGAATTCCTATACCTTTGTAGTAAAATTTGTCTCCTTTGTATACTCTACCATCAACATATTCAATAGAGTCTTCAAGATTGATAGATTTAACTACATCACCAAGTTTATCATAAACATTAATATCCATTCTTTGTATCTTAATAATGGGCGATACTGGAATCGAACCAGTGACTTACCACTTGTAAGGAGGCCACTCTACCGCTGAGTTAATCGCCCAAGAGCGGAATACCGGATTCGAACCGGTGACATCCAACTTGGAAGGATGGCGTTCTACCACTGAACTAATTCCGCATGAGACAATTATAAACTATATAGTTTCAATTGTCAAGTATCGATGAAGGGACTTGAACCCCCACGTCTAAAGACACTGGAACCTAAACCCAGCGCGTCTACCAATTCCGCCACATCGACTTGTTCCTCTGTCTAGGAATCGAACCCAGTTTCCATGTGTGTTGTCCACCTGTCCTTACCAATAGACTACCAGAGGTTGTGGTAGGCGTTGAGGACTTTACCTATGTCCCCACTCTTGACATTCACTCAGACACAGAATACTAGGACTGAGGAGCGGTTTTGGCACCTACGAACGGGGGTGATCAAGTCCCCGACCTAAATTTTAGACTTTAGGATTTAGAGGAAGAACTGAATATTTCCAGTCCTTCCAACTCCCCCGGCAAGATTCGAACTTGCGACAAATCGGTTAACAGCCGACGACTCTACCGCTGAGCTACAAGGGAATGATGGATTAAGAGTGATACGCCTCAAGAACGAACAGTGTCTTAACCTCTATCTCTTTATATAGTAACAAACTCTGAAGAGTTTGTCAAGCGTCCTTTGAGAGATTCGAACTCCCGACACATAGGTTCGTAGCCTACTGCTCTTTTCCACTGAGCTAAAAGGACAGGCGAAGGGTGAGGGATTCGAACCCCCATCGCAAGGTTTTGGAGACCTGCATCTTACCATTAGACCAACCCAACTGGCTGAGAAACTAGGACTCGAACCTAGATAAACTCCTTCAAAGGGAGGTGTCCTACCATTAGACGATTTCTCAATAGGAGTTCAGGGTGGGATTCGAACCCACGATGATAGAAGTTTTGCAGACTTCTGCATTCGACCACTCTGCCACCTGAACTAAGAGCCCAATGTCAGATTTGAACTGACGACCTATTGTTTACTAGACAATTGCTCTAGACCACTGAGCTAATCGGGCGGGGTGTCGTATGAGAATTGAACTCATCTCCTCTGTTTCACAAACAGATGCCTTGACCACTAGGCTAACGACACAAGGCAGTGGGTAGAATTGAACTACCGACATAGAGGGTATGAATCTCTTGTTCTACCACTGAACTA